TAATCTAAAAGGAGAAACAGAATGATAAGTAAAGAGAGATTGGAAGAACTGATTGAGGAAGAGGCAACGATTTGGAGTAATGCTTATGGAAAAACGCATAGGATAATGTTAAACTCCACTAATGATGTATTAGATGAGAATATATTATGGAGGCATAGAAATAAAGAATGTATTAGAAAATACCACATAAATACATTATACGAAACTAAATCCGAAGCGGAGTTTGACGCAAAATACAAAAGAATACCAAGAACTGAATATTTGGACTTGCCGACTTGGGAAGAAGCGGAAATTGAAGAATTAGTTAAAATCAGTAATAACCGAAATTATTGTTGGTATTTGATTAAAAGTTTTACAGACAAAAAGAATAACGAAATGTTTGAGTTTAGTTTAAGTAAAGATGATGACCAATTTTATTTATCAGTAAATAATGAAGATAGTTCTTATAAAGATTTATTTGATAAGCCACTAACTTACGAAAACTACCTAGAAGCCTGCGAGTTGTGCAAAAAACTTTTTATTGGGGAGGAAGTATGATTTGTAAATATTGCGGTAAAGAAATGATAAAAGATGATGTAGATTTTAGATTTAAAGGGAACAAAGATATTTATTGGGAATGTGAATGCGGTGGAAACTGCGTTGAAGAAATTAGGTTATTTGAGGGGAAATGAAAGAATGAAAAATGAACAGATTATAAAACTGCTTAAAGTAGCAATATATTGCACTTTAATAATGTTTGCATTTGAAGTACTTTTTATGCACTCGGCTGTAACAAACTTTTTAACAAAACTTGTTGAGTCCTCAGGGACATGGGCATATATAGTAATTTGGTTAATTATGTTTTTACAAGTTTGTATTGTACCAATTCCAGCGTATGTTGTTTTAGTTGGAGCTGTTAATACTAGTTTAATAACGACTAAATTTTTAAGCTTAGGATTAATTGATTTATGGTTCTATTTGACAACATTAAGTGCTTATATGCTAGGATGTGCTGTTGCATATTTTTTAGGATATAAATGGGGTAAAAAAGCTGTGAAATGGGTCGCTGGAAACGATTCTGAATACGAAAAATGGTCAACTTTAATTAATAAAAAAGGTAAAATCTGGTACAGTTTAACTGTATTGTTACCAATATTTCCAGATGACTTGTTATGCGTTGTTTGCGGTGCTATAAAATTTAAATTCAGTTTCTTTATAATAACTAATTTTATTTGCAGGGCTATAGGATTATTTTTTATGGTTGAGTTTTTAAAACTCGTAGGAATGATGAATAATAATGGATTTCCATGGAGTGTATTAATATGGGGTATTGCGTTGTTATTAGAAGTAATAATGCTGTATATATTCAAATTTAAAATAAAAAAGACTTTACAATAGTTTACAACAATTTACTAGACTATACTGCAAAAATATGATATTATGTATAATGAAAAGAGTATGCGAAAGACACCGAATAGGTGTTTTTTATATTTAGGAGTATCAACAATTTTTAGGACACCCCCTTTTATTGTTGATGGGTAAAACCGCAATGTCAGAATAATAAAGAATGGTTTTGGTGGGATTTTAATACTGACATAAATTTTAGGAGAAGATGAAGTTAGATAGAAACGGATATGCTCCAAGCATAATGCAATCCGAAGAAGAGTGTTTTGCAACAAAGGCACGAGATATCAAGTTAGACAGGCACGAGATATATTTCGGTACTGCTAACAGGAAGATAAGCAAGGCTAATGGCTTTTGGGTATGGTTAACACCAGCCCTACACAATATGACAAGCATAGGGGTGCATTTTAATAGAGAGTTTGATTTACAGTTAAAGACTGCATGTCAAAGGAAATTCGAAGAGAGTCATACAAGAGAAGAGTTCCGAGCATTAATAGGGAAGAGTTATTTGTAAGGAGTAAAACCATGTTAAGAATTATTATACCGATATCAGTTATAGCTGGGGTATTTTTAATATTATTTGCAAGTGTATTAATTGAGCGGTTGGTGTACAAGTCGAGAATAAAGAAAAAGAGAGAGATTGCTTTTAGGAAAGAAAAGGCATTAAGAGAGATTGCTTTATTTAATCGTGAGTTAGAAGAGAAAAGACAAAAGAGAAATGCTTATATGCGAGAGTATAGAAAGAAAAAGAAAGAGGCTAATAAATGAAAATAGTAATAAAAGACATTAAGAACATAGAACAGGGACGCGAAATCGGGCAGACATTATTTATAAGAGCAAATTCAAAACAAATAGAGAATATGAGTAAGGTTATTAATAGTATTACTGAATTAGTTTATTTTGATTTAAAGTCAGATACAAAGAAAAAGAAGAAGTAAAGAAATGATATACAAGCCTAAGAGTTGTAAAGAGTGTCCTGCATACAGAGAGAACAAAAACAAGTGCTGGTGTGGGGTTGATAAAGATAAGAAGCAAATCGATAAAGAGAATATAAAAGAAACAAGCGAGCAATGGGATAATTGCTTGATTGATTGGGATAGGGAAGATGGATAGAAAGAAAGGAAGACCAAGTGATTATGAATTAAAGGTTAAGCCTAAACTATTTTTAGTAGAGAATTGGGCTAAAAGCGGGAATACTGCTGAAGAGATAGCCGAGAAACTTAATATTGCTAAGTCAACTTTATATGATTATATATCTAAACACCCTGATTTTTCGGACGCTATAAAAAAAGGGAAAGAAGAAATTGACTTTAAAGTAGAGAATGCTTTATGTAAAAGAGCATTAGGGTATGACTATTTTGAAGAGATATGGGAAAACCGAGAAGAAAAAATGATATGTGTTAGGAGAATAAAGAAACATATGCCACCTGATACAACTGCTCAAATATTCTGGTTAAAGAACAGAAAGAGAGATATATGGAAAGATAAATGGGTAATTGATAAGGAAGATGAATATTTAAGCAATGGATTAAACGATATTGTAGAGGCTATTAAAGGAGTTAGAGATGAGCAAGAAAGTTAAAGATAAAGTTGGGTATTTAGTAGACGGGGCAATAAAGAATTTCTTAGACACACACAACAAACCTGATAGCGAAGTGTTTGGAATGAAGATAAAACAATTATTACAAGATAAAGAGGGTAAGTTATATTTAGTATTCGAACTTGAAGATGTTGTAAAGAAATGGGCGACGGATGATAAAATTTAATGGGTTTACTGAGAAGCAAGCCGCGATAATAAAGAAGCCACTTAAAAGGTTAGTAGTATTAAGCGGTGCTGTTAGAAGTGGTAAGACATTTTTAAGTTATTTTATGATACCCTTATTAATTAAAGAGTTTGGTATTAACTCGAGAGGAATTATACTAGGTAAGACACTTGGAATGGTAGAAGAGAACATACTTGTTCCAATGAGAGAGCTTTTCGGATATAACTTTATTGGAGATATAAAGTCTGATACCTCTGGAAATAGATATGTGAATATCTTTGGGGCTAAGGTTAGATGCGTAGGGGCTAACGACAAAAAGAGTGATGGAAAGATAAGAGGAACAACATATAGTTGGGCTGTATGTGATGAAGTCGCTACATATCCTGAGAATGTGTTTTCTATGCTGATGTCTAGATTGAGCGAGCCGAATGCAAAGTGTATTTGCACGACTAACCCAGAAGACCCTAATCATTGGTTAAAGGTGCGATACATTGATAATAAGAAGATAGAGATAGAAACGCATACCTTTATGATAGATGACAATCCTATTCTTTCAAAAGACTATGTAGAGAATTTAAAGAACATATACAGAGGGACAGAGTTATATGACAGGTTAATACTTGGGCTTTGGGTTTCGAGTTGTGGAGCAATATATAAGAAGTTTATAGCAGAGCCTGAGAAGTTTATATTAGATGACATAAATAAAAACGAGTTTATGGACTATGCAATAGGAATTGACTTTGGAGAGAATAAGAGTTCAACAACATTTGTATTAGTAGGGTTAAGAAACAATATGAAAGGTATTGTTTTTTTAGAGGAAGAGAGAATTAACGAACACGGAGATGCAGGGTTATTACAACGACAATTTGTTGACTTTGTTAAGAAGTGTTACACGAATGGGTGGCGGCCAACGAATGCTTACTATGATGTGGCACAATGGACATTAGGAAGAAGTTTAGAGAGTGCGGTGGCAGGATTACCTATAAAGGTTCAAGAATGTACAAAAGACCCTGTTAAAGACAGGATACATCTAACGCAGGTATTAATGGGTAGATATAGATTACAAGTGTTAAAGAGATGCAAAGAAATGATAAAGGCATTCAAAGAAGCAACTTGGGAAGAAAAGAAAGAAGAGAGGCTTGATATTGTAGGGAAAAACAATCCTGTTGATATGTTGGACGCGGCTGAGTATTCATTCCAGAGATGGAGCGATAATTTATTAAAAATGACTTTATATGGAGGATGAAATTGGAATTAAGAGAGATATCGAAAGTTATAGGGAATTATTTAAGCCGTAGCGGATATAACATTTCGTACATAGACTATTCGACTAAGATACAGGAGTTTTTAAGTTGGTATAAAGGCAAAACAACTTGGCACGAATATAAAGTTTGGAACGGAACTAACAATATAGGTAAGACAAGAGCAAGTCTAGATATGGCAAAGACTGCGTGTGAAGATATGGCTTCATTGTTAATGAATGAGAAAGTAAAAATTAATATGGCTGATGACCTTTCACAGAAATTAATAGATGATTGTTTAGAAGATAATAACTATTATGTTATGCAGAATAACCTTATAGAGATTATGTGTGGGCTTGGAACAGGGGCTAACATTGAAAGCATTTATACTGATAGTAAAGGGTTAATTCAAAAGAAAATTGATTACATACACGGAGATATGATTTTTCCTCTTACTTGGGACAACGGGAAAATAATAGAGTGTGCTTTTGGAACAATAGGAAAGGAAGATAATAAGGTATTCTACACTCTTATAATTCACAGACTAGGAGATGACGGGAAGTATATTATAGAAACAGTTAATATTGATAGTGAGGGGAGTGTTGTTATTCCGTCTAGTTTGGCACAGGGACAAGAAGAAAATTCGAGTATATTTGAAACAGGAAGTGAAATACCTTTATTCCAAATAATCAAGCCGAACATAGTTAATAATTATGATAAGACTTGTCCTTTGGGAATGAGTATATTTGGGAATTCAATAGATATTTTAAAGAGCATTGACACAAAGTACGACTCTTGGAGAAACGAATTTGAAACAGGGAAGAGAAAGATATTTATTAAGAGCAACTTAATGAATGTTCAATACAAAGTTGATAGTTCTGAGGTTGTGCCTGTTGTTGACCCTAGCGACACAATATTCTATCAAGTTGAGTGGAATAAAGACGATGTGCCTATACACGAGTTTAGTCCTAATCTAAGAGATGCAGAACACGCGAACTCTCTTGATGTTGAGTTAAAGTTGTTTAGTAGAAAGGTTGGACTTGGAGATAGTTTTTACGCGTTTAACAATGGGGCGGTGGCAAGAACAGCGACTGAGGTTGTATCGACTAATAGTGCGTTGTTTAGGAATTTAAAAAAGCACGAATTAGTTTTAAAAAGTGCCATTATAGGAATGTGTAGGGCTTTATTGAATTTAGAAAACATATTTAATGGTGGTGTTTACGATGTTAACCAAGAGATAACAGTTGATTTTGATGACAGTATTGTAGAGGACACTGATAAAGAACAACAAAAGGCAATGGCTGAATATAACGCAGGACTTATTGATAGAGTTGAATATTTTGTTCTTACAAGAAATATGACAAGAGAGCAGGCACAAAAACTTGTTGCAGAAATGGATGCAACAGACACTATGAAAGAAACATTAAATTTTATGAATAGTTCACAATTTGGAGGCTTTTAGTTGAAAAACTTAGAGAGTGCGAGACCATTCACATCAATGGAGATTGTGGCAGATTTACAGACCGAAATAAAACTATTAATTAAAAATACAGTGTTTAGAGTAAGTGAATGGAGTAAGTTTCAAAAGCAAGTTGACGAGATGATTGAGGCTGGGCTTAAAGAGTTAAAGAATGAGGCTTTTAAAGAAACGGCTAAAAGGACATTAAAGAGGTTTGCAGATATTGAATTTGAAAAACTAGTAAAAGCCTTTGACTTTGGTAGTCTGCCATTAATAGTCGCGTTAAGCGGTGCATTGATAGAAACAAGAGGGTTACAAGAACAGATTAATCAGAAAGTTGATGCAATACCTATTAGGCGAATAGAGGGCGGATTCACAAGCCTTGCGAGTTCTACACCAAAGGTTGAAGATAGGCAATCTTTGTATGGCTATGCTGAAATGCAAGAGCGATATGAAGAGGCGCAAGACAAAATATCAAGTCTAAAAAAAGAGACTAATTTAGTAATATGTGGAACACATGCGAACTGTTCAGATAGATGCTTTAAATGGCAAGGTCGGGTTTATAGTTTAGACGGGACTTATGGAACAACTAGCGATGGGCGGAAATATGTACCACTAGAAGAGGCAACACAGGCACGGGACAAGTATGGTAATGTTAACGGTTTGCTTGGGTATAATTGTAGGCATTATAAAGAGATTGTACCTTATAAAGACGGGTTAAGACCTATTGTAGTAACGAAAGAAGAGCAGAAACGACAATATGAACTCAATAACAAACAAAGACTTTATGAAAGGAAAATCAGAGAGTATAAAGAAAAGGCGGAGTTAAGCATACTTGATAAATCAAAGTATAAAAAGAAAGCAGCGGAATTAGCAAAAGAATATAAAGAGTTCTGCCACAAAAACAATGTAGTTGAGTATAGAAGCAGATTAAAGATTTAAGCAGTCAAAAATGGCTGTTTTTATATGTCCAAAAAATAATGACAATAAACTTTTTATAAAAGATAGGAGGAAGTATGGAAAATATTCTAGGCGAGGCAAAAAGTTACTTAGAAGAGCAAGGGATTGATACTACTAATATGACCGAAGAGGAAATTATTATAAAGTATTATGAATTGCTTGAAAGTAAACTTGAAGAGGTCGAGGAAGCGGTAGAAGAGCCAGCGCAAGAAATAGATGAAGAAGCGGTAGGCGAAGAAGTTGCTGATGAAGAAGTGGTAGAAGCGGAAGAAGTCAGCGGAATTGAGAGTTTAATTGCAGAAAATGCCGAAGTGATAAATAGTCTAAACGAAGAGCAGAAAGCATTATTTGAAAAACTCATAGCAATGATAAATTAAGCACTCGTGCTTTTTTATTGTCCAAACATTAATGACAAAAAACTTTATGGATAGTCATACAAGCGACTTTAAACATTGGTAGGAGGTTAAATGGAAAACGAACAAGTTAAAACTGCTGAAACTATAAACGCAGGAGAGGTTGAAACTGCTGAAACCGTAAATAAAGCAGGGGCTGAAAAGAATTTTAAATGGACAGCAGAACAGCAAGCAGAGATTAATAAATTAATTCAAGAAAGAATTATTAGGGATAGAAAAGCTCGTGAAAAAGAGAACAATGTCCCTAAAAAAGAAGTTACGCAAGAGAGGGTAGATAAAGTGCCTTTGAGCGAAGTCAAAAGTTTGCAGTTAAAGATTGCTGACTATGAAAAGAAACTTGCACTATCTAAATATGATATTGATGATAGTTTTAGAGCATTTGTCGAGTACTCAGTACTCCGTAATGTTAGTAAGGATAAAAACTATGAGCAAGCGGTAGAAGAATTCTTTGCAGATGAAAATAATAAAAGGTATTTAAGGGGTGGGAAAACCTTAAATATGCCGAGACCACAAAACATAGGCACTCCACAAGACCCGATATTATCAAAGTATGGAGATGTCAAGCCTTTAAATAAAGGCAGAATTTAAAAAATAAGGAGAATAAAAAATGGCACAATATAATGATGTATATGTTAACGAGGCTTATAGCCCAATCATTGTCGCAAATCTAAGAAAAGATACATTCTTGGTTGACGGACAAACTTACAACTCAGGGTACTCAAAAGGTGACCCGAATGCAGGAGTAGTATACTTCTACAAATATTCAAGACAGGCAATCGCAAGTGCGGCATCTGCTGGGGATTTTTCAAGTGCAGAGCCAACAAACGAATTAGTACCTGTCTACTTATCAAATGCTTTTAGAAATTCAAAGAAGCTTTACCAAGTTACAGCAAACTCAATATCTCATAATTATGCAGACCAAGTTATGAGTGAGCAAACAGAAGATATTAGAGAGGGTAGAGAACTTTGTGCTTTGGCTGCTTTGAAATATGGTTCAAAAGTATCAACAGATACAGTTGCATCAACTTCAGCGACAATTAAACAAAACATTCAAGATGACTTAACAGTTTTAAGAAAAAGAAAATGCCGTCCAAATGTTATTATTATGAGCCCAGATGCTTATGGACTTTTAATGACAGCACAAATTGGAACAGCATCAGTAATGACACCAGAAACCAACGAGGAGCTTTTAAAGAATGGCTCTATGGGAAGATTGTTCGGAATGTCAGTATTCGTTGACCCTGAATTACAAAATTCAAGTAATACAGCAGTTGTTTATAGAGATAGTCAAGCAAGAAGTGTAGCACTTGATAAATGCGAATATATTATGTATGATTCAAAATACTTCGCTGCTATTGATAACTTAAACTATGCTAGAATTATGGATAGTCAAACATTCGCAGGGTCTTTATCTAATATTGAACTTAACTCAGGTTTTGCTCTTATGTTAGAAGATGCTGGTATTGCAAAAGTTAATGAATTAAAAGTTGATTTAACAGTTGCAGTTAAAAAGGCTGCTGATGGCACAGCACTTTCTGGCTCGACTATTGTAATCAAAGAGAATAGTTCAGCTGGAGATGAAATAACCGCTGCTGATGGCAAGTATACAATCCCAAGTGGAGTAAATACTTTCTATTATTCAGTTTCACTTTCTGATTATGTAACACAAACAGGCACATATACTTTAAGTGCAGATGAGATTAAAGCTGGAGTAACAACTTTAACAATTTCACTTGTAGCTAATGTTTAATAAATAGTTTTAGAGGGGTTTTCTAAAAAATCCCTTTCCATTAAAAAATAGGAGGAAAATATGATTGTAACAAGTGATATGATTTTTGACACTAAAACAAAGAGAATGAGATTAAATAATGATTATGTGTATAATGAAATGGGGATTGATTTAGCGAATGCTTTAATCGATGAGTTTGACACGAATTTAAGCACGATAGCGGAAAGAACACTTAAATATACGAGTGACCAATTATATAACTTTTTAAGAATGAATGGAGTTAAGGTTAGCGGTGGTAATGCTTACAAGACCGCTTGTTATTTAATAGCAACAGATGAGGATTGGTATGAGGCTTTTAAAGATGCATTGGCACAGCAACTATATTTCTTTATTCAATGTGGCGATTTAAGTGCTACAAGTGGAGTTAATGTAGATAGAGGAACAAGAGTTGAGAAATCTATTAGAGATACAATCTCTGACAGTGCAATGCAAATAATGCAAAGTATGGGAATGTTCCACACAGTTATAAGGGACATACCAGCAGTTGAGGAGTGGTAAAATGATAGGTTTAATAGCAAGAAAAAACTCATATTATCATACGGCAAAATGGCGCTCGAATGAAGATAGGAACGAAACAGACTATTTCAAGTTTAAAATACGCAAAAGTGATGACTCTTATAAGACTTCTATGGGAAATATGGAGGGGACTGAGGGGACTTTTGAGATTGAAACTACTAGCGGAATACAGTTTAAATGTGAAGACTTTGTTTATTGGAGAGGAATGCGATTTAACATAACAAAAATTGACAGCGATATGACAAAGATTGATGAGCAGGCATTTAGTAAATTTAATTTTAACGGTGGACTTATAACAGTATTAAGTTTAAGAAAGGCAGGAAATGAATAAGAGCGATTTAGAGACTGTGTTTATAGACGCAATGAATGCGTTGCGAAAGAGTGGAATTGTGCCTATTGATACAGGAAATTTGGCATATAACGCAATAAAGGGAATGTGGGTTGGAAACACATTTAAGATTTATATAGACACGAATGTAGCACCATACGCATCATATACAGTTGAAAGGTGGAACAAAGGTCGAAATCCAAACGAGGGGTGGCTTGAAAAGGCTTGGAAATTTGTTGCGAATTATATCGCAAAAAGACTAGGAGGACAAATTGGTTGAGTTAAAAGACATAGCTAAAAAGCTTGAATATATATTAAATGCTAATACTCTCGGTAAAACTTTTAGGGTATTTTCTGACAGTGGGGAGCTAGCAAAGAGAAATGGACACGAAAATGAGTATCGTAATGGTTTATTGGAAATTGTATCAAGAACGACATCTAACCTTTCAGGGCTTGAATTTATCAGTTCGAGTGTTAATCTTACTTTATATGCTAACGAAGACGCCAGGGGCAAAGACAGCGATGGAAATAGCATTGAAATCATAGAATTAAGACAGATACTTGGAGATTTTTTAGAAAACTATAATTTTAAGACATTTGCAGAAGAGTTCGGTGAAAAAACTTATTCAACTACTTATGTTATAGGAGAAACTACGACACTTCCAAAAGGGAGTTTAGGTTATATAAATGATTGCATTCCTTTGGTTACAAACATAGGATTAACCTTTTTTGAGAATGGGGTTAATTCAAACGAATGGCAGATTTATATTGATGGCGAAGAAGTCGGGTATACAAACGCAGTTATTAGTAGAACAAAAACTGCTGAAAATATGCCGTTAGCAGAAAGTAAAAGCACTAAATCTGTGATGCAGACAAATGGCTTTGGACTTGATTTAGTAGTACCACAAATATCATCAAATTTAGGAAACGCAATAGAAGATGAGATTTTGACAGGTAAAGAATATGCGCATATGGTTTATGTTAAGGGGAAAAATACCGAACAATCATATATTTGTGTATTTGGGAATTTGCAAGCAAGCTTAATTAAGAATGCAAATGTCGGGTTTAATGTGCCTTTAGTTGAGGGTGTGCCTGAATTATTAGACTATAAAGAGAATGTATGGCTTGAATTAGAAGTTGAAGTTACTGATTTGTCATATAATACAGTAACGATTTTAAATAATGATAGCGAGAATTTATATATCTTTTGGGGAGATGGCAATACAACCAAGAGTAATTTTGAAGAGATACAGCATACATATAGTAATTTAGGAACTTATAATATATTCGCATTTAATTCAAAAGCAACTGATAAAGATTGGGCGGACGCGGTTATAAGAGATTATCTAGAACTTGACAAATTCACATATACAGTGGACGATAATAAAATTACTATTACAAAAGTAAATGCACCAGCAACAACTTATGAGATTAATGGGACTTATTATATTGATAATGAAGTTAATACGGTTACAGAAATAGGAGATGGGACTAATACTATTGATGGTGATGCCGTAAATATAACCTTACCAAATACAATAAAAAATATAAATGCATATGCTTTTGATGGAACTAGCCTTACAACCATAAATATTCCAAATACGCTTGAAGTAGTTGGAGATTATGCTTTTAGGAATACTGATATAACTTCAATTACTCTCCCTAGCACATTAACAGCATTAGGCAATTATGCTTTTTATGGCTGTTCGATTTTAGGGTCTAATATTACAATACCTAGCGGAATCACTACTATTGGTAGTTATGTATTCTACAACTCTCATATAAATTCAGTTACATTGCATAGTTCAATAACAAGTATAGGAAGCCACGCATTTACTAATTGTCCTTTTAATAGTATAAGCTTACCAGAGGGACTTATATCTATATCAAACAGCGCTTTTGATGGTTGCTCGGATATAGCAGATTTAGTTATTCCATCTACCGTTACAAATATACAAAATTATGCGTTTAATAGTTTAAATATAGAACATATAGAGATACCTCAAAATTGTGGAAAGGTATTTAATTCTTTTCAAAATTGCTCTAACTTAAGATATGTAATTTTTAGGAGAACTGGCGCTAGTGGATTTGGTAATTCTATTTTTGCAAATGATAATAAACTTTACATGATTTGCGTTCCTTTGTCTCAGCTTACATTTTATAAATCTGGGCTGTTTAATTACACAGATATAATATATCCTATATTAACTAGCTCAGATTTAACGTATACAACAAGTGGTACAAATCTAACTGTCACAGGCGTAACTAACTCTAATACAGGATATATGATTGATAAAGAATATACAGTTGGAGGAACTACATATCAGACAAAATATATTGGCGATGGTAGCAATTCTATTGATAGTGACTTAACAAGGGTAAATCTATCTGAGGGAATTATAAGAATAATGTCTAATGCCTTTAAGAATTCTACGCTCGACACTATATTAATACCATCAACTGTAGAGTATATATTCGGTTCATGTTTTGATGGCTGTTCAAATTTAAAAAATATATTTGTTGATAAAGATAACACTAGATATAAATCATTAGACGATAAAGTATTATATGGGGACGGAACGACATCTGGGAAAGATACTATATTACGAAAATATGCTATTGGGAATACTGCGACAAGTTATGCTATCCCAAATGGGACATTAGAAATAGGTTATGAGAGTTTTTATAATGCAACGAATATAACTTCGATAACTATTCCAGAGGGCGTAACTCGTATAAGAGATAGGGCATTCTGCAATGTTCCGATATCTACAGTTATTATTCCATCTACTGTTACAAATATAGACGCAGGAGCCTTTTATGATACTCCTCTTACGACAATGACCGTTAACGCAATTACTCCTCCTACGCTTGCAAATTATGTAGAGGGAAGTATATTCCCTTCGGCAATACATTTTACTGCTATCTATGTTCCTAGTGAGAGTTTAAATGATTATAAAACGGCAGATGGATGGTCGGCTTATGCTGCAAAAATGGTAGGTGTCTAATGGCAACTTATGAAATCAATATAAACATAAATGGAGACATTAAGGGAGAAAGCCAACTAACAGGGAATGCGAGAACATTAGGCGAAGATAAGTCTTCAAGTAAAGTAAGTAACTCAACAAAGGCTCTCGGAAATTATATAGCGAGCCAAACAATAAAGCCGTTTATTAATCAGGCAACAAATTATATTGTGTCGAATGTAGAATTGACAACAGGTAGCACGCAGTTGCAACAAAAAGTAGATTTTGCTATGGAAGCGGTAAACACAGGAATAAGTGCCTGGAGTAATGCGGCGGCGGGTGCTGCTTTAACTACTTCAATGGGACTTGGCGGGCCAATAGGAATTGGGATAGGACTTGCATTGACAGCAGTGACAAAGGGAATGGACATAATGTTTAAGCAACAGCAAATTAACTTAAAAAGAGAAGAAGAAAATAGACAGATTAATTACTTAACAAACAGAGCAGGTCCAGCTTTCAATAGTAGTCGTAGGGGAGAATAATGACAATAATTAAAGGAACAGATTATAATAAAAATTTAGTATATCCTAAAAAGACACAAAAGACACTAGACGAGAGTTTAAATCAAGGAGTTATAACGCTCAAAAATATGGTGTCAGAGTTGCCTTTCGAGCCACTTGATGAAGTTGTTTTGAATGGAAATCAATGGCTTGTGGGGTCAGATAATGTTGTTCAAAAGGTGTTTGGAAACAAAAAAAGATACCAGAACGATATAACATTATTGGAAAGAGTGAAAATACTTGAAAAAGATTTTGTTGATAGTTGTACATTCAGAAACCCGCTTATTAAGTTATATTTAAACAATCCAATTAAGGCACCTTATAGAAAATTAAACAAAGATGAAATATATAATTTACTTGTTAATGTTTTTCAAGAAAATGTATCTTATAATTTATTACAAGATAAAGAAATATTTACACCAAATATAAATTTATACACACCTCAACAAAATGGTGTTGATTTTACTACTGATAATTATACAGACTTGTTAACTTTTAATAAAGGAACTTCTGTAAATGATTGTTGGAATGGCTATGTTATAAAAGATGCTTATGATACTGTTATTTATTCAAATTTATCAAAGTATTCAACGAGTGCAACAATTCCAGTGATAGAAAATCCAATTAAAAATAATTATTATTTATATTTATTTGCGTCAACGCCAGTTGGAGTCGTAAACTGGGGCGTTGATGGAATTTGTATAACAATTACATTTATGAACGATTTAGACGAGTTATCAGATTATACAATTACAGATGTAGTTAATAGGCTTTTAGCGATAACTGAAACGCAAAGATATGGAGATAGCCCAAGATTTACATTTAATAGTGAACAAGCGACAAAATATGCGAGTGTTTTAGCACCTGAATTCACTTTCACTAAGATGAATTTATTTGAAGCATTAAAGCAGGTTGGAAGTTATATTCATGCAAAACCAGAATTACACGATAACGAAATATCCTTTAAAGAATTAGGACAAAGAGAATATGCGATATTGCCAAAAAATTATGTTGGTTATAGTGCATCGCAATCAGTTGAACAATTTTGTAGTGAAATAGATACGAATGTTGACAATTTAGTTAATACTGATGCTTCGAATTCTGGAAGTATAGTTGAGCCTTTTGAAACAGGTTTAAAAACAATGAGAGCAGAAACAGGAATTGCAACATTGACTGAAAACAGTTGCTTATTTGAAACGACATTGCCTATTGAAACAGTCGATTATTTTGAAATAGGTTATTTAAGTGATGGTGTAAAGGTTGGAGATGTTACAAAATATATTTATTTAAAAGATGAATACGATAATTTAAGTTCATACAGTGCTGAGTATCCGTGGTCTAAGGCTTATGCGTTATATTTTAAAGAGGGTCAAAAAAATATTTATGGTGCGAATTTTGAAGAAGAAGATGCAAAATCACAAATATTTAAACATCCTGCTATTATAAATATAATAAACGCGGTTACTGGCGGAAATTATGATACACTGTTTTCAACTGAGCCAATGATTAAATTGCAATATAAAATAAGATACAAACCATTAATTAGTTCGAGGCTTAAACAAAGAAAAACAAACTTAAATGAAACTTCAAAAAAGGCAGTTCTTGCATACAATCAATCTGCAAGTAAAATTGACACTGATTTTTATGGCGAGAATTTAAAAGGTGTTGTCGAAAGACTTGGAAACATTGAAAAGGTTTATACCTATATTTGCAAAAAGACAGATGTAGTTCCAGAAGTTGGGCAGTTATTTGATGATGAGTATTATATATCAGTAGTCAAAGAAGAAGAATTTTACGATTATAAAAAATATTCGCTTGGACTTTCAAAGAATTGGAACAGGTGGAATGAATATGTTGGAATAAACAACGATATTAGATTTTGGGAAGTTGCGAAGAAGTATTTAGAAAGATTTGTGATATATGAAGATTATTTGGTTATAAGTAATGATTTTGATATAGAAACGGACGCTTATGATAAAAGCATAATTCAAAGTCCTATGCTTAATGTTTTAAAACAGAATTTCACACCACCAGAAAGCGAATTGAATTGGTATCCTTTTACAAATATTAGTTGTATTCAAGCAGAAACTTTTGACAAGAATATGAATACTATCGCAAAAGTTGTTTTACCAGCAATAAGTTCATATCTTGGGAATTCTGCATTTTATCAACTACAGTTTAATAATAATTTTGGGGCTGGAAGTTATATTGAATATTTTATAACTGGCTCAAAAGGAGCACAGGCTGAAGCAGAATATGGAGATGATTACGGTAGAGCCGAATACATAGGCATTAAAGGACTTTATCAACCTAAGTTAATACCACCAACAAATTATTCAAGTGCTGTTGAATTAGGTAGAAAAATCCCTCTAATTGATATTGATAGTGAAATACCTAAGTTATTTGATACTGAAAGTAACCCAATTATTTTAAAGAAAGATGGCGGGGAACAGATTATATTACCTTATCAAGTCCATTGTGTTACTAATAAAAACAGTTTAATTATAGGTAGTGGACTTCCAAAGAAAATGGGAGTTAAAAATATATCCTTTGCAGATAGAGAATATGTTGACATCTATGTAATGAATAGAGAAATTGGGAAGTTCGAAAAAGAGATTACAGACTTGCCAAGTTCAGACAAACGAATTACATATACATTGACAGTAGATGGCGCAAATAAACAACTAAACTTTGGAGAAATAACACTAAATGCGAGAGGAAAATCAATCGTATTAGTTGACAGGGCATCAAAAGAATTAATTTTTGCAATAAATGAAGAGGTTACAAACGGGCAGTCATATCAGTTGCCTAGTCTTTGTTTTAGACACAAAATATAAAGGAGAAAAAGAAATGATTATAACAGCAAAAGCGAACGGCGATATTTTAAATATCAAGCCATCAGTTTTTTATCAAGGGAGCACGGAAGCGAATAAGATATATCTTATTGCACCATTTGCGATTAGTTCGAGTGTTAGTGTAGGGTTTACATTGCCAAATATGACAGATATTCCTATCACATTAATGACACCGTCTACCGCAATAAGTGATACTTTAAACACTTGGGTTTATGATGTGCCTGTGGCTCTCACTCAATATGTAGGAATTGTAAAAGTTAACATTTCGATTACAACACCAACGGGAACAGTCATCACTCTTAATAGATGTCAATTTGAAGTTAAAAGAGGCGATGAAGTAGTATTGCCAGATGAGCCTGAGGCTGATGTTTATGCTTCGATAGTTCAAGCATTAGCTGATATATATGCAAACTTTATTAATAAGGTTGATACTAATTATACTGACACTGAAAATGATATTGAGCAATCAGTTATAAATAATGCTAACGGATTAAAATTAGTTAAGACTGTTGGAGATGTAACGGTTACTTTTGAAGTTACTGAAAATGGGGTTGAAATTGATGGTGTAGAATTAAATGCAAATATAGACTCTAAAATCTCAGCACATAATAATAACTCTGCTGCTCATCCTTATATTAGACTTCTTGCAAGCGAGGCAGAAGCAAATTCTACTTCTGCAGTTACAACCGCAAACGAAGCAAAATCAATAGCAGAAAATGCTGAAAGTGTTGCATTAGGAATTGATGCGAAAGCTACTGAAGCATTAAGTAATTCTGAAGATGCCGTTGATACGGCAAATGAAGCGAAAGCGATAGCATTAAGTGTCGAACAAGCGAAAGTTTTTGATACCTTTGCTGATATGGAAAATTGGCTTAGAGATGAAAATAATAAAGACAAACACTCAATAGGTTTGGAATTACTTATAAAGAGTGATGATGTACCTGATTATTGGGTTACAGCAGTATTAGAAACTCCAAATGCGAGTGGTTATTATTACGAAATTGAAGAAAACGAAGCAACAGTATTAAGTGTTAATAATAAGAAAGGAATTGTTGTTTTAAAGACTGATGATATTTCAGATACTGATGAAACAAATAAGTGGTCAACTGCTGGCGAGAAAGAAAAAGTATCAAAGATTGTTATTAATGGCGATGGCACAAAAGCACTTTTAAATGATGGAACTTATGGCGAGGTTGGAACTGTTGATACAGTTAATAATGTTTTGCCAGATGAAAATAAAAATATAACAATAACTGCTGATGATATTTCTGATACCTCTACAACAAATAAATTTGCTACTGCAGAAGAATTAGCACAGATTGCTACTAATGCAGAAGATATAACAGACTTACAAAATAATAAAGCAGATAAAGCAACAACATTAACAGGATATGGAATTACAGACGCTTATACTAAAACAGAGATAGACAATAAAGTTGCTTCAGTATATAAATATAAAGGAAGTGTTGCGAATTATGCTAGTTTACCTGCAGAAGATTTAACTATTGGCGATGTTTATAATATTGAAGACACAGGCGATAACTATGCGTGGACAGGCTCTGAGTGGGATAAACTTGCAGGAACTGTTGATTTAAGCAATTACGCAACAAAGCTATTAATACCTGAATGGACTGTGCCATTAAGGGCAGGTGGGACTGGTACAGGCGAGCCAAATTCGAGTGTTAGAGTTGTTGCAGAAAACCCTGAAGCACAAACAATGGTAAGAAGAAGAGCTAATGGGACTGTTAAATTTTCTGATGGACAAAACAATAATGAGGGTGCGACTTATGGGCAGGCATTTAATAAAGTTTATAAAAGTTTATCAGATTTAACAGGAATAGATGCTTCAAGTACCCTTGCTCAATTATGCGATGCAATGGCTGATAATTCATACTTAAACATTTCTACAAGCGGTTATGCGAATTTAGTTCCAACAGGGGAAACTGATTTAAACGGTCAGTTGGAAATCACTAAAGTAAATGCAAACAGAGTAAGACTTGCGTGGTCTTATCAGAACGCTTCAAGGCAACCTATTTATATGGGAACATATAGAAATGCTGGTGGTTTTTTAGGCTGGAAAAGATTAATAACAGACAGTGAAGACCAAACAATTTCAGGTTTTAAAACATTTAATGCTCCTACTAATATTGCAGGAACAGAACAATCTACTATTAAGTTTAAAACCGCAAACGGCGGTGCTGTTATAATCGGTAAACAAGGTGCTAATTCAGGGTCAATGATACAACTTGACCAAGTCGATGGAACTCCTAGATTGAAATTTAGAACTAGTTCAACTGCTGGGGCTATGGTTTGGGAGCAACCTGAAAATAATAGTTTCTTAGCAATGGATTTTAAAGATGTTGTTGGAACAGTAAAAAGAACTGAAATTTGGGCGAATAAATTAAAACATCCTGTAAAAATCGAAACTCCATTAGTTAATACTACAGATATAACGGTATCGGGAACGGCAACTGGTATTTTAAAAACATTTACAGCAACATTGCCAAGTGCGAGTTGGACAGGAAGTTCTGCACCATATTCAAAAGAAATTACAGTGAGTGGAATTTTATCGACAGATAAGCCTGATTTTGATTTGAATTTAACAAGTGTAAGTTACTCAAATATTCCAACAATTCAAAGTGCGTGGTTTAATGTTTATAGAACAGTTCAAACTGCTAATACTATAACTTTTTATGCACACGAAGTCCCAAGTATTGATATTCCATTATTAATTAAGGTGGTGCGATAATGGCAGTTTATAGAATTAATAAAACAAGATTAGCGGAGTTGGTTGATA